CTTACGGAGGAACAAATCCATCAACAAACAATCCAGGAGGTCAATCAAGAACAACTTTTGAGTGGTCAGATGGATTGGCGGTGGTAGATATTTAATAGGAGGAAGTATGGCAAAAAAATATATTGTAGCGGAAAATACAGGAAAAGGTTTTATCACTCACGAGGAAAAGGAAAACAAAGTTCCTTTGATCGTAAGAGGATTACCTGCTAATGTGTGGGAAGTAGAAAACAATAGTACAGGTCAAACTTGGATAGCTAAAGTAAAAGGTGTTTCAAAAACTAAAGCACAAGCACAAAGTTTAATAAACACTGAAGTTAAAGCTAGTCAAGATGCTTGGGATTCTTTACCAGATGACAGTTATGAAAAAGAACCGCCAAGAGAAAGACCTTACGATATAACATTATAGAATTATGGCGATAACAAAATTAAGACAAAGAGGAATTACAGATCAAGCTGTAGGTTCAACTCAGATTGAGAATAGTTCAGTTGCGGCCGCAGATATAGCACCTGGAACTATAACGACTACACAGATCGCTCCAGGAACGATTGCACAAGCAGATATATCACCTGCGGTAAATTTAGGTGTTTCTTCTGTTACTTCTGATCCGCCTTCACCAAGCGAAGGTGATCTTTGGCTTAGAACAGATTTAAAAAAATTAAGTACATATTTAATTGGAACGGCATCGTTTGCAACAGGAACAGCTATGCCTTACGGATTTTCACAAGGTTCTGTAAATGGGCCTTCTTATAATAATATAACACAAGTATGCGGATATGGTTCTCACCCTAGAACAGGCGGTGACAATGGAGCAAGAGGATATGACCATCAACAATGGAATGGTAGTGCATGGTCTCAAGCAACTAATCACCCTTACGCAAACTCAGGTTGCTCTTTAACAGGAACACAATCTGCTGGATTATCTTGTGGTGGACACGGAAACCCATCAGGCCCTAATACACCTATACATCCGAGCTATGGTGCAACAAATATTTCAACAGAATGGGACGGATCAGCTTGGGGATCAACGGCTTCTGTAAATTATGCTTTTTCATCTTCAAACCAACAACACGGACACGGAACTCAATCAAATACTAAAATTGTTAATGGTTGGACAGGGCCAAGTCTATCAAGCCAATCTCAACTTTATAATGGAACATCTTGGGCAGCAGAACCTTCAACTCCCTTTTCAAATCAATGGTTTGCTGGTGCAGGGCCTACATCTGATTTTATAGGATGGGGAAGTAGTACAGGATCGAATTCTTATCAATGGAACGGAAGTGCGTGGTCAACAGGGCCAAGTTTTAGCACACCAAAACAATCAGGTGAAGGTTCAAGAATCGGAACTGCAAATGGGCCTACCAACACAGGAGTTCTATGTGTAGGCTCAAGATACCCAGCTAATAATACAACAGAATTATGGAATGGAACTTCTTGGGCAACCGATGTAAATTTACACTCCGCACCAGCTTATTCTTCAAATACATCAGCGCACGCAGGTGGCGGTAATACAGGAGGCGGAAACGCAAGAGGAATAGTTATCGGAGGCGGATCACCACCTTATCCAGGATCGTTAGTAGCAGAATATACTGGTGCCGCATTAACAACTTTAAGAACTAGTGAGTTTAGTGCATAATGAGTAGATATATTGGAAAACAACCTGTTAGCGGAAATTTTGTAAAGCTAGATGCTATTACAACATCAGCAACTGCAACTTATGCCCTTCAAAGCGGTGGTTCAGCTTTCACTCCGCAATCAGTTAACCAAATGATTGTATCTCTCAATGGAGTAATTCAAGCACCGACAAGTGCGTTTACTTTATCAGGCTCTAACATTGTTTTCGATTCAGCATTAACAAGTTCAGACGTAATTGATTTTATTTTAGTTTTAGGTGACGTTAATGATATTGGAACACCAAGCGACAACACAGTAGCAACAGCAAAAATTGTAAACAATGCAGTCACAGCAGATAAGTTAGCTTCTACTTTAGATTTATCATCAAAAACTTTAACTATACCTAACAATAATATTACAAAAGCAAAAACAAATTTTGTATCAACGTCTTCAGAAACAGGGTTAGATATAAAAGGCGATGGATCAGCAAACGGAAGATTGGGTTTACTTTGTAGTGCAGGATCACACGGAGTTAAAATAGAAAGCCCTGATCACTCGGCAGGTCAATCATACACAATAAAATTACCTGACAATCAAATAGCCGCAGATAAATTTATTAAAATAAAAAGTATAGCAGGAAGTGGAGCAACAGCAGTAGGACAGGCAGAATTTGCTGATGCTGGTGGTGGTATGTGGACTTTCATTTCATCAACTGATGTAACAAGTGATGTTGCACAGGTAGATTTTACATCTTTTTCAACAGATTACTCAGATTTTTGTATAGTAATACAAAATTTGCACGGATCTAGTGATGACATTGAAACTCGATTAAGAATTTTTAATGACGCTGGAAGTATTGTTACAGGTAGTTTTTATCAATGGTCTTTTATTGGTGCAGATACAGGAACACAACAAGTTGATAGTAATGGCTCAAATCAGGCTTATATGCAACTTGGGAGACCTGTTGGTAATGCATCCCACGAATCATCACACTATGAAATAATTTTATATGATGTTCACGATACAGGTCAAGCCACTGCCACTGAAGGTTGGAAACATATGAAATTTAGTCAAAATTACTCAAACTCTGCTGGTGAATTTGGTTTTGTAAATGGTGGTGGTTTTTCAAAATATAATAATAGTGGAAACTATGCTATTACAGGTGCAAGGATACTTATGCAAGCTGGAAATATAGCTTCAGGTAGATTTTCATTATACGGAAGAAAACATAGTTAGGAGTATTTATGGCAAGATATAAATTAGTTAATGGTATAAGAATAAAATTTACAGATGCTGAAGAAAAAATTAGAGACGATGAGGAAAAAAAAGCAGAGCAAGATAAATTAGATCAAAAAACTGCTTTAGAAACTAAACAAGCAAACAAAACCTCTGGTAGAAATAAACTAAAAGATTTAGGATTGACTGAAGATGAAATAAATGCTTTAGTCGGTAATCCCTAATATATGCCACGAAATATAAATCCTTTAATACCTGTAGAAGATGATCTTCTAAAAATACTTAGCGAAGATGAAGTTAAAGACTTCAAAGCTATGAGAGAAGAACTTCAGGACACTTGGAAAAAAAAACAAATATTTAGAACAGAAACAGAGATGCGTATTTCTGTATTAGATGATCTCAAACACCCTACACCTGCGGCTAAATATTGGCAAGCAGTCAGAGAGCAAAACGTATTTTTCGAACAAATTATATTTTTATCTTTCGATTATAGAAAATGTCAAATAGAAGTAAAAAAAATAGAAAGAGATTTGAAAGAAGAAAAAGACGATTTAGAAAAGGAACTATTACTTGTGAAGTTAGATGAAAAAAAATTTGCTTTAGCAGATATGCTACTAACAGCAAAGGATAGAATGAGAGAGTTAAGATTATGGTCTAAAATTAAATCTGAATTAAAAGAATCTGATCCTAATTTTGATGACAAAAATGTTAACACTCACCAACAACAAGCACTACCTATAAGATTAGCACAAACGATGAGATTTTTTGACAAAGCAAATGATGCAGATGGAGCAAAAAATATTATGTCTCAATTAGTAACAGCAGAGAGGTTAATCAAAGAAGGAAAGATGCCTCCTATAAAAACAAATCAACAGATTAAAAATGATAAAACCGATAAATAATTTTTTAACTGAGGGTGAAGTTAAATTTCTTAAAGATTATTGGGAAACAAGAGAACCCTCTATGAAACCTTGTGGTCAATGCGAAAATGCAGTTTCAACATACGCAGATTTTACTAGTGAATCATTACTAAGAACTAAACAATATCTTGTTGAAGAAGCTATGGGAGTTAAATTATTACCAACATATTCTTTTTCAAGAATGTATTATAACGGAAGTGAATTAACTAAACACGTTGATAGACCTTCTTGTGAAGTTTCTGTTACATTATGTATATTCTCAGATAAAGATTGGCCTATATGGTTTCACGAATTAAAAGAAAAATTACCTGATCCATCAAAAAAACCTAATTCATATTCTACTAACGAAGGACAGGCTGTAGCTTACGAAGGTTGTAATTATGAGCATTGGAGAGAGAAATTTGATGGAAAAAAATGTATGCAAGTTTTTCTTCATTATGTTAGAAAAGAAGGTAGATATTCTTCATTTAAATTAGATGGAAGAAAATTCTTCGGACAAAAAAAAGATGAAGCAACAAAGGATATTTGGAAATGATGTTATTTGAACCAAGATGGAAATCTTATATTGTTGCATCTAACGATGCTATTTTTACTAAAGAACAATGTGAACAGATTATAAGAGTAGGTCAATCACAAGAACAAAAAAAAGCACAGGTTGGTATAGATACAGTAGATAAAGAGGGAAAAAAGATAAGCCCTGATTTAGGTATAACAGATGATAAAAAAAGAATTACTACTATTAGTTGGTTACCCTTTGGAAGCCCAGATACACAACCAATATATTCAAAAATTAATGAGTGGATTATGAGTATTAACAATAATCATTTTGGATTTGAAGGAATACAAATAACAGAGAACGCACAATATACAGAATATCCAACAGGTGCATTTTACGAGTGGCATACTGATAGTGAAGTTAATATGAGAAATATGCCACCTGTAAGAAAAATATCTATGACATTATTATTGTCCGATGAAAATGATTTCGAGGGCGGTGATTTAGAGTTGATAGATGATAAAAGTAGACCAAAGATGAAACAAGGACACGCATTGTTTTTCGCAAGTTTTATTAGGCATAGGGTAACGCCTGTGACTAAAGGAAATAGAAAATCATTAGTAATGTGGTTCGGAGGTCCATCATTTAAATAGGAGTTATTATGCAATTAAGTAAACATTTTAAATTAGAAGAATTTGAAAAATCTATGACAGCAACTCGTATGGGTATAAAAAACAAAGCAGGATCAGGTGAGATAAAAAACTTGACTGATGTATGTTATGCAGTCTTAGAAAAAGTTAGAGTTAAATACGATAAACCAGTAATTGTTACTTCAGGTTATCGTAGTCCAGAACTTTGCGAAGCAATAGGTAGTAAAAAAACAAGCCAACATACAAAAGGTGAGGCGGTAGATTTTGAAGTAATAGGTGTGCCGAATATTCAAGTAGCTTACTTTATTGAAGCTAATTGTGATTTCGATCAACTTATTCTAGAATTTTATTGTCCTAACGATGATCAAAAAGGTTGGGTTCATTGTAGCTTCAGCGAAGGTTCTAATCGTAAACAAGTTTTGACTTACGATGGAAAAAAATATACAAATGGATTGCCAGATATGAAATGGTCTGGCGGAAAGGTAGTAGAATAATATGCCGTATCATACTAAAGGACACGGAATGAAGAAAAAGAAAAAGAAGAAAAAAAAGAAAAAGAAGTAGTTTATGGTTAAAGCTAGTTCTATTCGTTCTGTCATCAAAGGTCTATCGACTAGACAAAAAAAAACTATGAGACGTCACGCAAGACATCATAGTTTAAAACATATGAGACAGATGGCTTCTGCAATGAAGAAAGGTAGCACTTTCGGTCAGGCTCATAGGTCAGCAATGAGAAAAGTTGGCAAATGAGAGGCTTTACTACTACAACAACATTATCAGAATTAATTAATAAAAGACCAATGAGAAAGAGACGTAAATATGGCAAGAAAAAGAAAAAGAAAAAAAGTTCCAAAAGATAAGGCGACAGGTTTACCTAAAAAATACTTATCTGGCCTTAAAGGTTCAAAGCGTTCTTCTCGAGCAAATTTAATAAAAAGTATGTCAAGAATATACAAATCAGGTGGCACTATTCCTGCATCAATGTTTAGAGCGAGAGTAAAGTAATGGCAAGACGTAGACCCTTATCATCAAGAGTTATTTCAACTTTAAGAGCAAAAGCCAATAAAAGAAAAGGCGTAACGCTTGGAATGTTAAAGAAGGTCTATCGTAGAGGACAAGGTGCATTTTTAAGCAGTGGAAGTAGACCAAGAACTTCTATGGCCGCTTGGTCAATGGGCAGAGTAAATAGTTTCTTGCGTGGTAGTAGAAAACACGATACAGACTTGAGAAGAAAACGTAGGAAAAGAAGATGAGCAAACCTAAAACAACAAATGAAAAATTTATTGAGATTGATGGCAGAATTAAGTTGCTTAATCAAAAAATTGACACAATCCAAAATAATCATTTGAAACATATGCAAAAAGATATCGATAGACTTCTTTGGGGTATAGGTATGGTTGGCTTCGCAGTTGTTTCACAATTTCTTTACATCATCACCAAATAGTTGTACAAGTTATTCTTGTATGAACAAACGTGTCTTAGTTATAAGCGATATGCATTTGCCTTATCAACATAAGGACGCAATTAAATTTTTAGCAGAAATAAAAAAAGAGTTTAAACCTGACAGAATTATCAACATAGGTGATTTACTAGATTTTCACGCAATCTCTATGCACACACACGATCCTGATCTTGCAAGTCCAGGACACGAATTAGTTGCCGCTAGAAAATATGTAAAAGAACTAGAATCAATTTTTCCAGATATGGTTGAAGTAGAATCAAATCACTCTAGTTTAGTTTATAGGAGAGCAATCAAATATGGTATGAGTAGAGAGTTTCTAAAAGAGTATGGTGATTTTTTAGGCACAAAAAAATGGAAATGGGTAGACGATCTAACTATTACAATGTCTAATGGTCAAAGATGTTTCTTCACACACGGCAGAAGTGCAGACGTATTGAAAGTATCACAAACTATGGGAATGTCAGCAGTACAAGGACACTATCATACTAAATTTGTTATCTCGTATTGGGCGAATCCTGATAACTTATTTTTTGCTATGAATGTGGGTTGCCTTATCAATCAAAAAAGTTTAAGTATGAATTATGCAAAAAACTTTAGAACGAGGTTCATTTTGGGTTGTGGCATAATTTTAGATGGTGTTCCGAGATTGCTTCCAATGGTATTAAATGATAAAGGTAATTGGATAAAAAAGATTGTATGAGTATTAAATCATTAAAAAAGACCCTTTTAAAAGCCCATAGAGGCCCACAGACACAAATTTCATCATTATCTGACCAAGTAGCAGGAGATTGGTATACTAAGCTAAAAATACAGCCTATCGACTATTGTATGCAAAATAATCTTAACGCCTGTCAAACTAAAGTTATTAAATATGCAACAAGATGTTTAATCAAAAACAAAGATAAAAAAACTAAAAAAGAGGACATAGAAAAAGCTATACATTGTTTAACAATGCTTAAAGACTATGTAGATAAAGATGTGGTTTAATGTAATCACAGGTGGTTTAAAATTAGGTGCAAAGATTTATCAAAATCGTAGAGAAAGTAAAATGCTCGAATCACAAGCACAAAGATTACATTATGAAAAAATGGCTAGAGGTGAGATAGAATATAAACAAGCTGTTATAAAAGATAATCAACAAGGGTGGAAAGATGAATTTGTACTTTTACTTGTATCCGCTCCTGTAATGTTATTAATTTGGTCTATATTCTCAGATGACCCTGACATTATGGTTAAGGTAGATTTGTTTTTTGATAAATTTAATAATATGCCATTTTGGTATCAAGCATTATTCATAGGAGTAGTTAGTGCCATCTATGGTCTTAAAGGTGCTGACATAATCAAAAGAAAATAGTATCGTATCTAATGATCGATGCTGTAATAGTAACACTTGAAGTCCACGTAACTACGCCTAATCCTATAGAGCGTCAGTATATAGTTTTAAATTTTATCGATATCACTCCTGATTTTAAAAAAGTTGATACCACTTTGAAAGCAATAAAAGAAAGCCCTGAAGTAAAAATAGTACATCACGAATTTACTTATCAAAAAATTACAGAAGAAACTGATCTTAAAGAATATGAAATTACTTGGCATTAGTTGATGAGGCGATTTCTCGCCTCACCAGAAAACTATTATTTAGATAGTTTTGATATAGCTATATCATTTATTGTAAGTTGTTTCAAATTCTCACAATAAGAATGACCATTTTTAGCAAGGCTCTTGTAGTATAAAAATACGTGCTTTCTATCTCTTAAAGTAGCACTAACTTTTTTATATCTTTCATCACCAGTCGCCTCCGCTTTAGCCTGAGCCATTGATATTTTCTCTGCTTTATTGTTAAACTTTTCTAAAGTAACAAAGTTAAACATTGAGTCTAATTGATCTTTTACTTCATCATACAATATTTCAGCTTTATCTCTGCTAGAATCTAAAAAGTTTAAAAACTTTAAAACGTGATTAGGCTCGAACGCTTTAGGTTTTATCTTGAAGTAATCTTCTACTGAGATTACTTCAAGTTCTTCTTCACCTTTTTTTTTAGTTTCCGAGTTCATCATCGAAGTCGGCAGGATTAAAGTCCGTTGGTTGTGGTGGAGGACTTTTCTTCCATTGCTGAATATGAACAGGTTCACCATTGCCTTGTTGTTCATACTTAGGTTTATTAAATTGTGGATTAGTTTTAGTCTTATCGTAGTAAGAATATAACTTCCAACCATTTAACTGATTGTTCCAAAAACCTTTTAACACTAGGTTTTGGTTATCTAGTTCTATAACTAGAATACAACCATCTTTTTTTGTGGAAAGCAATTTTGCACTTCCACCTTTACTATCTGTTGAAGAACTTGCATAGTTCTTTTTAGGATAGTTATTGTACTGTGGTCTATTATATGCCATCAGATTCTCCTTATGTTAAGTTCGCATACTCTTTTATAGCGTGTGCCATATATTTAGCACTTAAAAAAGCATCGAACATTGTTTTACTCATTACACCATCAACAACCTCAATCTTACCACCTTGCTTTGGAAGACGTACTATTTTGCCACCGCTAATGGCACTTTTTGTTTCTTCGGTGTAAGCAAAAGCATACGCATTTAATTGCAAGTGATACTCAAATGGTATGCTATTACTAGTTTTAATATCAATCAAAACTAGCTTTCCTTCCTTGTCTTTTACAACAAGGTCAAGAGTTCCTGCATAATTGAAATTTTGAGAATAAATTTTTTTCTCTATTTCAACAGGCGTGTACTCTTGTTTTTCCCACCACTTTAAAAAAGTGTTCCAACAAGTTATTACTTTCTTGTCAGTTTGTTCTGGGATTTCTTTGCCGTTCAAGAAGTCCTCAATAAGGCCGTGAACGACACTTCCTACTAGACCTGCATCAACTTTTATCTTCTCTGTTTTTTTAGAAGATTCAAGAAAAACTCTTTCAAGTGTTACTCGATCAAGTTTCGTGCCCTCGTCTAATAGTTTGTTTAATTGTGACTTAGCTTCAGCCATAGGTGTAGAAACTAACCAATCGATTAGTGCTTTTTTTGGAACACCTTCACTACATATACCAGTCACAGATCGCACAATCTTACCATTTACTTTGTAAGTGTGCTTTATAGGATCAAAATACAAATCAATATCCTCATATTTTAATGGGAATTTTTGCATCTGTCCTCCTTTCTAATTAAAGGTTGCAAAATTTTATCAGTCGATACTTTATAGTAATTACATAGAATTACAAATTTACAAACTGATATGATGCCTTTTTCAAATTTATACAACCCATTTATTGTTTTAAAAGCATCAGTGTCGTGTATAACAGCTTCTGCAGTTATACCTTTATCAAGCCGAATGTTCTTCAGCTTAATTCCTATACATTCATTAAATAACTTTGAGGCTTCTTTAGTAAATAAAGGTAGTAAATTATTTTGTTTATAACATAAACTACTTCTAAATTTACGCTCAACAGCATTTAACATTATAGAATTTTTTTCCTTCTTATTCATAACTAAAATAAAACTGAGTGACCACGCTTAGTCATACAGTTCCTCATCATAACTTGATATTTAGTTCTGCTTTCAGGATCAAATAACCAAAAGACTATATTTTCTACTGAGCCAATTTGTTTTTTTATTTGTATATCGCAAAGTGCCGTATCGTCAGTTATCCTGTCGGCCCTATTACTGTCGAAAGTGCCTGAACGACCTGCACTATCAACTATAGGTTTATACGCACAACCATTTGCGAACAACAGACTTAAAATGATTATCAACCGCATTTTTTCTCCTTTCTTCTTTGTACTCCCTTTTCGTTTTTGCATAACTATTTTGTATAGCTATGTATTCATCAAAAAAAGGATTTGTATCGTTACAAGGGTATCCTCTTTTTTTTGATAGTTTATTGATAGCATCTACCCTTCTAGTGCTCCAATCTCTTAATTTAAAACTCATATCAAGAATCCTAAAACGAAACCTACAAAAAAAACTATTATGTAATTTTCGTATTTCTCAATAAGTTTAAACCAATCTTTAGGCGTCTTATTAAGTATTATCATCTTGGGCCTCCTCTCTCTTTTCGTGTTTCTTTATTTCTTTCTTCGTTTCTCTTATCCACTTTCTTAAAACGTGATTTGGAACCCATTTTAAAGCCAACGTAAAATGTTCAAAATCTAAACCAATGCTGTCGTGTTGTGGTTCGTTATTCATAACTTTATCATAATATATGTAATTTACATTATGACGTTCAGCGATTAGTTTTTCTTTTAGTTCTTTACCTGCCATTTTTCCCCCCTATGCTTAGACCTTTGCTCCCTAGACAAGCGACTGCAAATTTGACTTTATCAAATTTTACATTCTCGCCTGAAAAATAATCTGATAACTTATGAACCAAATCATTTTTACAGCTTTCACATATACCTGCTGTTTCTATTATTTTACCTATTTTTTCAAAGTGCTTTCTTGAAAGCGACATTGTTTCTCCTTTGTTTGTTTTTTCCATTTCTACGAGAACTATGACACATTTGCCCATAAAAGCAAAATCATTTATTTAGGCTAAAAGTGCCGTTTTAGAGGGTTTTTTTTGAATCTTTTTCACACAACCTAGTATATAGTAGACAAGTATGCGTAAATCGGTTATTCGAATCATAGAGGAATTTTTTCTTTGTTTGGAAAAACCTCCCTTTCTAGGTGTGGCGAGTTTTTTAACCGATTTCTCGCCACCTAAAATCAATAAACATAATAGGAGCGAAAATGAGTGAAGAACCATTTAACGTCTCGCTTGGAAAAAAAGTAAGAGCAAGACGTCTCACGTTAGGCTTAACTCAAAGTCAGTTAGCTAGTAAAATTGGCGTGACATTTCAACAAGTCCAAAAATATGAGAAAGGAACGAATGGGGTATCAGCAGAGAGATTAGCAGATATAGCATTATCTTTAAAAGTTAATGTATTATATTTCTACAATAACTCTAGCCCAAATTTCGTATTGATAGAAAATGATAAAAGCAAAAGTTGATAAACTTTACAATGGTAGGGTAAGTGTAAGAGATTACGTTTACAAAAAAGCATTAAGAAAAAAAGAATCATTAGGCATAATACACGGCAATGAATTTATGATTGTGCCTTATGAAAATTTGAAAAAAGCAAAGATTCTGACAGATCAAAGTTTTGTGTCTATGTTTAATGGTAAAAGATATAAGCTAATTGATTTTGTTTGGAAGCCTTATAAAGAGCCTGATAAAAAACAAGGAGTAATGTTATGATACATTTCGATAAATACGAAATAATAAATACACAAAAAAAATGGGTAAATGGTAAAAGAACTAAAGAAACAGAAGTAACAGAAAAGATAACTTCAGAGCAATTCATTACTGGAAATAGTTTGATGAATCTGGTAGATAATGTTAATCACGTATGGAATAGAATAGATACAAAAAAAATAACCATAAAGATTATAATGGAGGAATATTAATGAGCCAAAAAGACGAGTTCATAACAGACGATAAACCTGAGGAAAGATACTTTTCTCGATCACAAAAAAGGTGGTTATACGTCTCTGATATGACAGACGTTCATATAAGAAGGGCCTTTAAAAGATTACTAGCAATGATAAGACTTGGTGAACTTGTAGAAAAAGAAGAAGTTCAACCATTATCAGAAACTAAAACTAAGGACATAAGTTCTGAGTGTGAAGCGATTAAAAAACATTGTGAAAAAATCCAAGAAAAAATATCGTCGTAAAAAAATTGATGGATATTATTTCGATGGAAAAAAATTAACTATACTTTATGAAAAAAAAAGATAGAAAAAGATTTGACACGTTACGTCAAATAGGCTGTATCGCCTGTGGTAAAAATGAACCTGTTATACATCATATAAGAAAAAATACAGGATTATCATTAAGACCTAACCACGAACATACAATCCCGTTATGTGCTTTTCATCACAATATGGGTAATGAATCAGTACATTTGAATAAATCGGTTTTCGAGAAAAAATTTGGAACAGAAAAACAATTGCTCGAAGAAACAAATGTAAAAATACAACAACTAGAAAAGGAAGGATTATTTTATGGAGGAAGGAAAGAATAAATTTCACGCTTTGCAATTATTTACAGATACATTTATTGCTGAAACAGTACATTTATCTAATGACCAAGTAGGAATTTACATAAGACTTTTATGTTTTGCATGGACTAAAAATGCTAAACCATTTAACACAGTAGACGCTTATACGATTTGTCAATGTAGAAATGAGAATTGTGAAAGAGAAGTCTTCGATATTTTACAAGAATTTTTTATTTTAAAAGATAAAGAAAGAGAACTATGGGAACATAAGAGGCTAGTTCAAGAACATAGTTACTTAGTGGATAAGTATAAGAAAAGGTCTATAGCTGGAAAAAAAGGTGCACAAAGCAGATACGGATTATCACTGCATCATGAACAGACAAAATGGGAGAAGTCTAGCAATGCTAATGGCAAAACGATGGCTCCTATACCTAGTCCTAGTCCTATACCTAATAAAATATATAGTGATTCCTTTGAAAAACTTTGGAATATGTTGGATAGGAAAAGAGGGTCTAAGTTCAAAGCACATCAAGAATTTAACAAAATTGATGGTAAAGCGGTTTCAGGTATCGAGTTTATTGCTAAAAAATATAATGAGCAAATCAAAGATATAACAGAAGCTAAATTTGTGCCACATTTTAGTACTTGGTTATATCAACGTAGGTGGGAGATAGATGAAAAAGACTCAAAATGGTCAGATTCTGCCACAATTATAACAAAAATGGAGCAGTTAGGTTATGTTTACCTACACCAAGAGGACAATTTTAACTACTTCAAAAAAGATAATAAACAATATAAGATAGATCGGTATGACAAAGAACATATGATACTTGATGCTTAGAGCAATTTTAAGGATATTTCGTTATGCTCGAAAACGTATTATAGCATTATCAATAGAAAATGCTAGATTAAAAGCAAGACTAGAAATATATCAGGCTATCGTAGAATCCGATTATGAGAAAAAACACTAAGAAAAAAAAGAAGCTACAATATAAGCACGTTATATTAGCAAAAAAAAAATACTATTTATATACTGTACATTGGCAAGATATTCTTGGGGATTCAGGTCATCACGATGAAGAAAGTTTAAAAAAAATGAAACCTGCTAAAATGGTAACACAGGGTTTTATATATTCCAAAGATAAACAAGAAGTAAAAACATTTGCGTCTTATGATGAAGATAGTGCTACTTTCAGCGATATAAATATTATACCTAGAGGTTGCATATTAAAAACAACTAAGATTTTATTATGAAAATTGAAGAAGTTGATATTGAATTAATTATACCATACAAAAATAATCCTAGAGAGATACCTATAGAAGCAGTAGAAAGTGTTAAAAAATCTATACTACAATTTGGTAATAATCAGCCTATAGTCGTTGATAAGGATAATATAATAGTCGTAGGTCATACTAGATGGAGAGCCTTAAAAAATTTAGGAAGAAAAAAAGCATTTATTATAAAAAAAGATTTTAAACCAGAGGACGCTAAGGCATATAGAATAATGGATAATCGTTCAGGACAAAATTCTAAATGGGAAAAAGCATTACTGAAAGCTGAATTACAATATTTAACAGATAAAGAGTTCAACTTAGATTTCACAGGATTAGGATTTGATGAAATACAAGATATAACAGAAAAAAAGTTAGAGTTTAATGCACCTAATAACTTAGTTGCAGATATTAATCTAGACAATATACAACCGCCAAGTTCATCAGTAAAAATGCAACAACTTTTCTTTACTAAAGAACAATCTGAAAAATTTAATATGATGATAGAAGAACTCAAAGTAGAATACAACAAAGCTAACTTAACAGATACAGTATTTACTATTATCGAGAAAGAATATAAAGAATATAAGAATGAAAAAAATTAAAGTAAAGCCTATATTAACAGATGAAGAAATAAGTAAATTAGAAGGTGAGTTTATTGATGAGTCTTATCTTAAATACCCTGTTATAAACGATGATACGATTGTTCTTAACGAAAAAGACGAA